CTATTTAGATAAATCTTCTTCTAATTTACGTTTATTAACAATTTTATGTGTATTGTCGCAATATGGAAAATCTGCAGAGTCCCCGCAAATACATTTCTTTTTACAAAACGTTGTTTCTGGATAAACAGTTTGATTCCACTCTACAATTTCTTTTGGATCACTCATGTATGGATGTTTATCTGGATTAAACAACTCAAAAGTTCCAGGTGCGTGTTGTTTTTCCATACAAAAATTAGAATATGCATATCTAACACCAGAAGTTATTTTTCTTACTCCATGTTCCCATGGAGCCATAGCACCATGTATAACTAAATCCCCTGGTTTAACATCTATTTCTAAACAATCAAAAACATCCCCTGGTTTATTTTTAGGAGTTGAGTCTTTTTCGATATTTGGATAAAAGATTTGACCATCAGTATATTCTCCAAAATAAGTAACAAGGCCGTAACTTAATCTACAACAGGTTCCCCATCTATCTAGCTGGGTAAGATGATGTTCCATATTCATGCCTGGACTATCTGAATGTATAAACATTCCTTCATCGCCAGGCCTCATTACAGTAGTATTTAGTTGTGGATGTATATAGTGTTCTGGATAAAGTTCTGCAGATATTCTATCCCAAATTGGTTTTAATTCTACAAGAATAGGACCAGTTTTATCCCTATACCACTCTACTTCATGACCGCCATAAACAAAAGCATCTTCTGAATTTTTAAATTTTATTTCATGAGCATGGATTAATTCCATAATTTTTTTATTTTCTTCTTTAGTTACAAAATTACGCCAAATCCAAATCTGTTCGGCTACTTGTTGAAAATTTGGATTGTCTGTAAACATATATAAATTATAGCATATTGACAAAACAATTTAAAGAGTTATATAATGAACAGATGAAGACAATAATTGCCGTAGCTATAGTAGCAGTAATAACTACTATACTTGGCATAATATATCAGATATTTGGTTAATAGATTTGGGGGTATAGCTTAATCTGGTAAAAGCAATTGTCTTATATGCAATCGAGTTTGGGTTCAAATCCCAATGCCCCCACTTTGTTCCTATAGCTCAGTTGGTAGAGCAAAAGACTTTTAATCTTTGGGTCCTTGGTTCAAATCCAAGTGGGGACACGTAATATATTGTAGTTAACTAGGATATGGAGTAATAATGAAAAATAAAATAGTAACATCTATATTGTTATTGGCAACAGCAATTGCTTCTGGGTATGCGTTATATTCTTTAATAAAAATTACAGGGCTTGGAGATGCTTTTGATTTTGATCTACATGAAGACGTGGATCAGGAACAAGAGGGGTTTTAAGGTACCTAGCGGGCATTCTAAGACAGTTTTGAGATGTTTTGGTTAGATAGTTCACCTAACAAATAAAACTCTTTAAAATATTCTTTATGATATTCAGTTGACCAATAAAAACTAACCATATTTATTCTTTCTCCGTTAGTTACTTCATTAACGCCGTGCATTGAATTTTGATTACCTTTAAAAAATATTAAAGTTCCAGGTTCTGGTTTTAAAATTAAATTTTCTTGTGGGAACTCTATTTCCCCACCTTCATAGTCATTATTTAAATATAACAATGCAGAGTAATCTTCTTTAAATCCTATCTTTTCTATAATATCAGGATTAGAGCCGTACGGATAAAATTTTTTACCATCATTTAAATAGTTATCATAATGTTTATTTAAAAATGATCCCTTAAGCATTTTGCTAAAAAATATTGACCTGGGGTCAACCCTTTCTTTATAAAAATCTGAAATTTCTCTACAGATGCTATTTATTATATTTGTTGTAAGATCGGTTGCAATATTATTATTAGAATCTGAATTGTAAAATGGGAAAGCAAATTTACCAGGACCTATTTTAAATGCATGATCCATACCTACGCTATGCCCACCGTGTATATTGTTTTTTGTTTCAGCATTTTCTTTAAAAGAATTTTTATATTCTGAAATTAAAAAATTGCATGTGTCCTTAGATATAAAATTTTCAATTATATTAATTGAACCAATATTTTTCATTTTATTTTTTCTTTTTGGATGATAAGAAAGACTTTAAAAACCTTTCAAGTCTACAAATAATTTTATTGCAGGAACAGCTTTGCTGGTACTCCTCTTTGGTAAAGTAAGGACTACGCATTGTTTTTGCAAAGTGATGTGTTCCCATAATATAATTATACCACTATAAAAAAATAAACCCCAATTGGAGGCGGATCCAATTGGGGTTTTGCACTGTTAATAGTGCATTGTATTGGGAAAATAGAATTCTACAACCAATACAAAATAATTGTAAAACTTTATTTATTCAAAGTCAAGACTAGTCTTTAAAATATTCTTTTTCAATAATAAAGTCATACAGGCTTCCAAGTAGATACACCAAGCTTGATTGATTTTTAATGATCTGCTGTTCAACTTCCATTAAATTAATTCCATTTTGAATACCAGCAGATCTAGTATCGTTGTTCATTTTTTCTACTAATGCCATTACAATTTGCTCTTTAGTCATTTTGTTCTTCCTTTTCGTTAATGCCAGCATTATAAGATGGTGCTGGTCCTAAAAGATAGCCGTTCTCATGATATTCTACCATTTTATTAATTTCATCGCCACCAACTAATTTATTAGCTATAACTGTAAGCATGTCATAAATTCTATGAAGCATAATGTAATTAACCATTGGTAAATTGTCTTCAATTGATTGCTCGTCTTTATTTTCCATATTTTTTAACCGCTTTCATTATTTCATCATAAAAGCCAAATCCTATAAATTTTTTATAATTACAAGATAGGCAATATAAGTATACTTCTTCTAAATTAGTCTGATTGGAAAGAAGAAGACCTTGATCTAGTGGGCATTCCAGTCTAGGTACAAGGCCTTCTTCAGAAAGTGCTATGTATTTAGATACATATTGTATCCTACGCATTTTCTCCTACTTCTGTGTAATTGGGAACTCTAAATAAAATTCCTTTGCTCTTGGGGTTAAACCCTTCCAAGCTGACCAATCAGTACCGCCCTTGGTCATATAATACGTTATCTCTGCATTTATTACTGGATCAAATAATAGTACATTTGATCGCAGGTCAAATTTTTCTTTACGAGCAACACCAAGGTTTCCCAACATGTTGATCTGAAAAATTCCATAGGAACTGTCTCCAGTATTCCTGTTGCCATTATAAGCTAATGGGCGTCCGCTGGACTCCCTTTTTGCAATGGCCCAAGCCGTTCTAAGGGCTTTTCCTTCAAAACCTACTGCTGCCAGTAGTTCTTTCAGTTCGTAACTTGAAAGCTTTTCCGAAGGCTTGTAAACAGTATTGCTGTACTTTTCTAAGGTTTCTTTCTTAAGTTGTACTTCTGTCTTTGGTTGTACTTTTAAGGCTTGAGCGGGCATCACAGTATTGTTTGTAAATAGAAATAATGTTATCATTACTATTACAGTCGTACTATGAGCAAAATCGCTCAGCTTTTGTTTTATATTCTCCATTGGCATTTCCTCCTTTAGAGAGATAACGAACTATAATAATAACATCTACTAGCAAGTAGTGTCAAGCCAGTCAACCAGGAAGGATTTATGCAAATATCGTTTTCTACGCCAACTATTAATATGAAAAATAATAATGGCTATGGTTATGCTGGATTAAACATAGTTCAAGCCCTTACTGAATTAGGGCATACTGTACCTTTTCAAAACTCAAAAGCACCAGTACAATTAAATTTTTCTCAACCAGATCATTTTAAAATGCACAGAAATCAATATCAAATATCTTATACTCCATGGGAATCAACTGTTATTCCTTCGACGTGGAAATCAAATCTAGAAGTTGTAGATGAAATTTGGACAACATCTGATTGGTGTGCAAATGTTTTTGAATTAAACGGGTATTCAGATGTTAAAGTATTTCCTCATGGAATATCTTCTGTGTGGGAGCCTAAAAAAAGAATTGATGATGGCGTAATTAAATTTTTGCATATTGGAGAGCCAGCTCCTAGAAAAGCGGGGCAGATGGTACTAGATGCATTTATATCTTTATTTGCAGATAACCCTAAATATTCTTTAACAATAAAAGCTTATGGTGTAAATACAACTAGAGTATATAATAACTATATAGATAAAAATATAATAGGGCTTCCTCAAAATATATATCAAAATATAAAAATTATAACTGACAATTTAAATGAAGAAGAGTTAGTTAAGCTTTATCATGATCACGATGTTTTAGTTTATCCCAGTTACGGAGAGGGCTTTGGATTTATTCCTTTGCAAGCATTGGCAACTGGAATGCCAACTATTTGCACATCTTCATGGGCACATTACAAAAAATATTTAGGGCCATTAAAATTAAAATCTCAACTAATAGATTCTCCTTGGCAATTTCCACATGAAGGCAAAGTGTTTGAACCAAACCGTCAACATCTAGTTGAGCTTATGAGAGAAGTTTCTTTAAATTTTAATGCTTACTCTGGATATTATTATTCTCAGGCAACTAAAATTCACGAAGAATACAACTGGAATCAGTTGACTACTAATGCTTTTGAACCAATCTTTAAAAAATTCTCTAACCCCTTCCCCCTTTAAAAAAAGTTTGCTACACTAAGACTTCATATAAAATTTAAACCGCAAGGCGGAGAAAAGGTCGCATAATAAATGTCACAAACTATTGAAAATCCTTATGAAAACTTTATTGCTTTATCTAGGTATGCAAAATGGGTGGAAGCAGAAGGTCGTAGAGAAACATGGGGAGAAACAGTAGATAGATATTTTAACTTTATGACTAATCATTTAAAAGAAAATTATAATTACATTCCAAATGAAAAGCTTGTTGCGGAATTAAAAGAGTTTGTTTTTGAACGAAATGTAATGCCATCTATGAGATCTGTAATGACTTCTGGAGCAGCTTTAGAAAGAGATAATGTTGCTGGATACAACTGTGCATTTCTTCCAGTTGATTCTCCCCGCTCATTTGATGAAACTATGTATGTTTTAATGTGTGGCACTGGTGTTGGATTTTCAGTTGAATATAAGTATATTAATAAACTTCCTTCAGTACCAGAAAAACTTGAAAAATCAGATACTGTGATTGTAGTTGAAGACTCCAAACAAGGGTGGGCTAAAGCATATCGTGAGTTGCTTGCTTTGCTTTGGACTGGACATATACCAGCAATTGATGTTTCAAAAGTTCGCCCTTCAGGAGCAAGACTTAAAACAATGGGAGGAAGATCATCTGGACCACAACCACTTATAAATTTATTTGATTTTACTATTGCAAAGTTTAAAAATGCTGCAGGAAGAAATCTTAAGCCAATAGAGTGTCATGACATAATGTGTAAGATTGGTGAAGTTGTAGTTGTTGGCGGGGTTCGTAGATCAGCAATGATATCTCTATCTAATATTAACGATATTGAAATGGCACAAGCAAAATCAGGTAATTGGTGGGAACAAAGCCCACAACGTGCTTTGTCAAATAATTCTGTTGCATATTCAAGAAAACCACAAATGGAGCAATTTATTTCAGAATGGAAATCTCTTTATGACTCAAAGTCTGGAGAGCGTGGTATTTATAATGTTGCAGCAGCTCAAGCACAAGCAGCAAAATTTGGTAGACGAGATGCAGATATACACTATGGAACTAATCCATGTTCAGAGATTATTTTGCGTCCTTATCAATTCTGTAATCTATCAGAAGTTGTCATACGTGAAAATGATACAAAAAAAGATATTGAAAAAAAAGTAAAGCTTGCAACTATATTGGGTACATGGCAGTCTACTTTAACAGATTTTAAATACCTGCGTAAAATTTGGAAAGACAATACAGAAGAAGAAAGATTATTAGGTGTTTCCTTAACTGGACAATTCGGACATAAGTTTATGTCTGGAAAAGAGGATATTGTATCTCTAGAAGCATTTTTAATGTCTCTTCGTGAAAAAGCAAGAGAAGCAAATAAAGAAGAGGCTGATAGAATTGGTATTCCAGAATCTGCAGCAATTA